GGGGCTGAGGCTATGCTTAAGTTGTTCCAATCTTATGCTGATAATCGGGTCAATACTTTCAGGGCTGAAAGTGAGAAGTACAAGAAGGAAGCGGACGATTGGAAGGCAAAAGCAGAGAAAAGCAACGAACCTACTCCCGCTACATCTGCGGTTAATCAGGGCAATGCTGAAATGAGTGCAATTATTGAGAAACTCAATACCTTGCAAAATAGCTTTGCCGAGTTCCAAAAAGGCAAAACAGCCGAAAGCCTCAAGGAGCAATTCGTAAGG